CGAATGCTAACACTTTCACTTTTACTAATCCAACAGCGAGCGATGAAGCCTGTTCGTTCACTCTAATTCTTACAAATGGCGGTAGTCAAACCGTAAACTGGCCTTCTAGCGTGGATTGGGCAGCAGCAACAGCGCCCACACTTACCTCTTCTGGTGTGGATGTTCTTGTTTTTATAACAATTGACGGTGGCACCATTTGGCATGGCATGGCTGCTAGTCTGACGAGTTCCTAGATATGACAAATCCTAGAAAAATGATGATGGGTGCCGCTGGTGTTGCTGGTGGAGAAGTAACGACTGAAGGTTCATTATATAGTACTGGCGATAATCAGTTTGGCCAACTCGGCAGCGGTGACACGACACGGCGGCGGACATTTGCGAGGGTTGGAAGTGTCGCCACTTGGAAAGAACTTTCGTGTGACGAATGGTCTTCTGCTGCCATCAGAACAGATGGAACGCTATGGACTTGGGGTCGCAATAGTTATGGCGGACTGGGTCAGGGTAGTACAACTAATTTAACTGCGCCTACTCAGGTTGGATCATTGACAAATTGGAGCAAAGTCAAAAACCTTACTGGCGGATTTATAGCCCTCAAAACAGATGGTACCATTTGGGTTTGTGGTAGTAACGCTCAGGGACAGTTAGGACAGGGTGATGTAATTAATAGAAGCTCTCCTGTTCAGGTTGGTTCTGGGACTGACTACGCATCCGTCGGCGGCTTTACCAGCCTAATGGCAATCAAAACAAATGGTACTGCGTGGACTTGGGGCAGCGGCGCTTCCGGGGAACACGGGCAGGGAAATGTACTTAATATCTCTTCGCCAACACAACTTGGTTCCCTTACTAATTGGGTCCGTACAGCGATAGGCAGCGGGCCGTCGAATCATCAGGTCGCAGTAAAAACAGATGGTACAATTTGGGGTTGGGGTTCGAACTATGCTGGCCGCGCCATCCCCAACGGAACTGAAACCCCCCAGTCTTCTCCTGTGCAGATTGGTTCCCTTACTACTTGGTCGCAGGGTCGGGAAAAATCAAGCGCAGGGAATGCGTTCCATCTGTGGATCAAAACAGATGGTACTTTATGGGCATGGGGGAATAACCCCCAGGGACAGTTAGGAGATGGGACAAAAACGACCCGTACAACGCCAGTACAAATAGGGGCAAAAACTGACTGGGCAGAAGTTGCGTGCGGTGTTTCTTCTGCCCAAGCTATAAATGAAAATGGTGAATTATGGGCATGGGGAGATAACTCTGGAAATTATTATGGGCTGGGCTTGGGAGATGCAGTCGACAGGTCTTCTCCTGTTCAAGTAGGATCTGAAAACACATGGGGCCAAAGCGCGATGGGATATGGTCATTCTATAGGGTTCCACACAGCTTAGGACAACGTAAAAATGTTTTTTATATCCTCATTGCCTCGATCTGGAAGCACCTTACTAACATCGTTGTTAAATCAACGACTGGATAGTTATGCTAGTAATACAAGTGATCTTTCTGACAGCATAGGTTCGTTAATGTATTTATGGGAGCAAAATGGGGGAAAAGAATCAATTATTCCACCATTTTCTATTGGATTAAGGGATGCTTTAAATAGCGTTCTTTATACACGATATAAAAATGTAGATAAAAAATATGTATTTGATAAAGGCCGTGATTGGCCACATCCAAAGGTAATAGAGACTATAATAGAGTTGACTGGGAGTATGAAAATAATTGCTACTGTTCGACCAATAGCAGAATGTTTAGCAAGTCTTGTAAATATTTCACAAAATAACAAAAGTGTTAAAGAAATATGTACAGATACTAAAGTTTCCCAAAGTTTGTTTATGTCATATAACAATTTAAAAAGCGCTGCGTCTGAATATCCTGATAATATACTTTTTATTGAATATGAAGATTTAGTTGAGAATACACAGGAACAAATGGATAGGATTGCAGATTTTGTTTGTATCCCACGCTTTACCCATGATTGTGAAAACGTACCCCCATCTAATGAGAAGGATGAAGTATATGGCGTCAAAGATTTACACAAAGTGCGTAAAAAAGTTTCTAAACGAAAATATTCAGCTAGGCATGTCTTAGGGTGTAAACTATGGAACTATTATCAGGGTGGTGAGTTTTGGAATGATAAGCCGGAGCCTGTAAAAGAGAAGCTACCCATTAATTATCAGCATGACGCTCTTATGGTCGGGGACTTTGCGAAATCAAAGCGCCTAGCTTACAAGAACCTTGATCAATTTCCAGATGATAGCGATATTTGTTTCAATGCAGGTTGGACAAAATTGAGTGATGATGAAGTTGAAGAAGGGTATTCGTTGTTAGACAAGGGACGTAAAACTTCAGTGTGGGGTGATCCTCATTGTGGTTCGACTATGCCTCTTTGGGATGGTGAGGAGAATGCAACAGTTCTATTGCGTTTAGAGCGCGGCCTTGGAGATCAAATACACCAAGTTCGATATGCGCGTGATCTTAAAAAATTAGGTTGTACGGTAATTGTTTCTTGTACCCCGCCCTTGGCTGAAGTGCTGCGCTACGCTGATGGAGTAGATGTTGTAGCACAGCATGAAGCAGCTTGTGGGGTTTACCACGACTTTTATTTGCCTGCTATGTCTGCGCCTATTCAACTTGGCTACCAAAGTTCGGGAGATATTGATGGCTCACCATATATTCCTGCATCAGCAAAGGTAGTACCGAATCGTGTTGGTTTGCGGTGGATGGGTTTACCTGCTTATGAACATCAAACTAAGCGCCTGTTCCCCCACGAACTATTATTTAATGTTATGAAAAACAGAGCTTATTGCATTAATTTACAAAGGGATGAGGGAGAAGAATATTGCCCAGATTGGGTAGAGAAAGTAGATTTATCAACATGGACTGCGACAGCAGCAGCAATATCTAGCTGTGAAATGGTTGTAACTTCCTGTACTGCTATTGCTCATCTTGCAGGGGCTATGGGAGTACCAACAATGATAATCGTTCCTATAGTGCCGTATTATTTATGGACGTTACCTGGAATGTCTACTCCGTACTATAACAGTGTTAAGTTATTGCGACAAACTGATCCTGATAATTGGCTTGCACCGTTTGAACAATTGGCGGAAATGGTGGTACGTCGTGAAGCAGCTTGACATAATCCTACGCACTTATGATGGGGATAGTGTGCATTCTAGAAGGTTTGACAAGCCTAAGAAAGATATTGTCTGGCGTTGTGTTCGTTCACTTTGTACGGCTATCAAGGCTCTGCCACACAGACCGCATTTAACTATACTGGATGATCATTCTACTGATGAAACAGTACAATTTTTGCGTGACGAGACATCTTTTCTTAGAGAAAACGTAACGATTCAAACGCTACAGGGTACCGGTAATAATGACAGCATGTTAGAGGCTCTTACATTAGCAAAGAGCAGCACGGCTGATTTAGTTTATGTCGTTGAAGATGATTATCTACACTATGCAAATGCTTTAACAGTGGCTTTAGATACATGGGAAAAATTTAGGCCACGTTGCCCCCTTCCATTTATGGCTATGACTCTTGTAGATTGTCCTTCTAATTATGTGGATGAACCAGAAGATCGTAGAGGTTTGCCTAATAATGATAGAGGCGATGGTTCTACTGGTATGGTCATCGGTGGCACGGATCGTCCGTGGCGAACTATAGGCCACACAGGTGTAACTTTTTTATTAGAAAAGGGTGTTCTACAAAAGCACTGGGAACCGTTTAATGAGATAGCTAGATACTGGCCCTACCTTGAAGAGCGATGCACCTTTAATAAACTATGGAATAAAGAGGTTGGGCTATTTGGGCCTTTGGTTCCCTTGGCATATCATCTGTGGGAAAATCACCCCTTCTACCCAGTAGACGATCTATGGGAAGATAATAACTGTAACCGCAATGAGTTACTGGCAGCATAGGAGAAATTAAAATGTATGCACACGTTGAAGACGGCAGCGTAACCTATCGGGGGTCGCTCCCCAAAACTTGGCGAAATATCTCTGGTTTGAACCTATCGGACGGTGATAATGACTATCTGAAAACAATAGGGTGGCTGCCCTATGTGGAAGTTTCCGTCGAGATCGGCGCGGATGAAACACCAGATGGTGAAGATACAGTGGTCACCGAAACGGAAGTCACTGCAACAGCAAAAAAACGTGCTATGACGGATGCTGAAAAAACTGAGCGGACTGCAAGTAATTTGAGCAACATTCGTTTTGAACGTAATTTAAAATTAGCCGATACTGATTTCTATGCATTAAGTGATGTCACTATGTCATCTGATATGGCAACTTATAGGCAAGCCTTGAGAGACATCACAGATGACGTAGCTAAATGGAATACCTCTGATTGGGCTTGGCCGACAGAACCTGCGTAAAGTAAGGGCTATTAATTTAAATTGCCGTAATCTTTTTTTACATGGATTTCTTTGAATGCCTTTAGCCAAGATAAACTTTCGTCCTGGAGTGAACAAAGAAACCACTTCATATGGCCTCGATGTACAAGACGTTCCTGGATGGTTTGATTCCAATCTTATTCGTTTCAGGAAAGGTCGCCCTGAGAAGATGGGGGGCTGGGAGAAATTAAGCGGCAATACCGTAGAAGGCGTTGGTCGATCTCTGCATACTTGGGCGGCTCTCGATGGTGCCAAATACATGGGGTTGGGAACGCAAAAGAAG